TGCATCGCCCGTCTGCGAAAGTATACCCTTGTATTTGTATCGGTGTGTTTGCTGGCATTATATAATTGCTGTTAATCCTATGTCAATGATAATTTCATTTGCAGCCCCAACGGGTACAATCCGAACCTGAACCGTGATTTGTTCAGTTGTTAATACATCTTGATCGGGGTTAATGAATACAGCATTCAACGGGAGCGATCCCGTGGCTGAATCAACGGACACCTCAACGGCGTTGCCTGATCTGCCGATTACCATATTCGTATTTATTGCGTTCCATGCATCCGTTTGCCATTGTGTAACAGTTTCCGCCGATAATTTGCCGGTTGCCGGGTCTAAGTAAACGGGGCCGTCTAATCTTTGTACAATACCGTCGTAAGCCAAAACGCTAGCTTTATCAATAACCCGCCTGTGTGTCATAATTGCGTAATCGTCGCTTGTTGCGGTAGACATACGGGAATTTGATATATAGGCGTTAATTAACCGGGGGACACGTTCCATAAACGTAACGCCCTGAGTTTTATACGTGTCTTTTTGCGCTTGTGTCAAAGCTTCGACCGAATCGCCGTTAATGTCGCCCAATTCAAGCCAACGATCGCCGGAATTGATCGGAAACTTTTTCCAAGACTGTTTTTGGTGTACGGATAAGTTTAAGGCCTGGCCCAGAAACGTTCCCGCACCCCCGCACATCCCTAGTGCTGAGTCAAATACCGCTTTTGCGAGTCCTCCCGTTGTTAAATCGTTTGATATGTCCGTTTGCACTGTATTGTATGCCAGTGCAGAAAAATCCGGGATTGCATCCGCCACGTCTTTTTTTAACGAAACGATGCAACCGCCCGGCATTAACCCCGTAAATAACAAGTCCATTTCTGCCTGAACCAAAGCGATAGCCGGAGCGTCTAAAGTTTCAACTGTATTCACATAAGCCAATAGCCGTAAATTCTTTTCTTTGTCAAAAAATGCTGTGAAAACGTCGTTCAAACTAGAGGTTACCGTATACAATTGGACATACAAAACGGCGTTACTTGCGAGCCTGAAAACCTCGGAAACATGCCAGTATACCAATTTATAATAATTGTTTGCAGCCGTTTCGATTATGCCGTAACTGGCAAGATCTTCGACCTTGTAGATCGGTTTGACTTCCGCTTCCGTCCAACCTACCGGCAGGGCGTCGACGTCAATCGCTATACCGCCCCATTTGTCAGTATCCGCCGATTGTCTCCCGAGTCCGCCCGAGGCTATTTCAATAGTCACTTTTCCCATTATTTAGCCTCCTTTGTTGCTTTAAGGTGTCTTTTCACGTCTGCGGATGTTATTTTGAAGGTAACGGGAAAATTAAAACGTTCCATTACATGAGACGCCGCCCGCTCACTTGCGAAAAATTGCGCCGGGGCTTCAATCCCTTTAATTTCTTTCTTTAAGCCCCAAACTTCGGACAAGTTACTTGTCTGCATAACTGACTGAGCGGCGGAAAGATCCGCCTGTGTCAGTGTTGTATAAGTCTTATTATTTTCGTCTGTTATTTTCATTTTATATCTTTTACGGGTTTATACAGGTGTTTCAACTAACATAATCACGCCTTTGTTGTCTTTGCGTTTCCTTTGTGCCGCGTACCGTGATTCAGTTGCGTATACATCGCCCATATGTAAAGGTGAATTTTGCCACGGGAAAACAATCACTTGTCCTTCAGCCCTTTTAACTTGTTTGTCAATCCAAAATAAGCCGGCACCAACCATGTTGATCGCCGCGCTTCCGGTGTCATCCAATAAAGTAAGATCGACCGTCGTTCCCACTCCTGCTGCATAAGTATACAAGACGCTATTTCCGCCCCAGTCTTCGCGGTGCCTCGGTGCAAGTACGGTAATTCCCATAATCATACCGACTTCGCCTCTAATGAGCTTGGATTCATGTCCTAATTGTTCATAACTGGTGAATTCGTCAATTTCCAAAAGGTCATTATACATTTCGACCGTAGGCAGAAAATAAATGTTATCCGTATTTCCGTTAATTATGTTTTGCTTGTAAAACAAAGATTTTACGTTCATAAAATCTGCTTTCGTGATTTTTTTCACCGTGTTGGAAGTTCCGGGAATTGTATTTGCCCTTGCCGTAGCCGACGAAGTGAACGCCCAAAGTGTTTCCGTTCCGTCCGTTTCAACGTTTACCGGCGTGCCCACTGTGCCCTGTGCCCACTCGACCGCTGTATAATTTGCAGTCATATCGTTTAACACGGCTGCATGAGACTGCAAAAGGTCTTGCCTTGCATCGTATGATACTTCGCTAGTTAACTCCCTTGTGATTGCATCCGGCGGCGTTGAAAAATATTCGATTAACCATGAAAGAAAATCGTTTTTGCGGATTTTTACGGTCTGAACCGGTGCCGCTGCACCATGAGCTAAACCAGTACCGTAAATTCTGCCCTTTACGCCTACCGGCCCCGCGGCTTGGTTTGCAATCCTTTTTTCGTATCCGCTTGCTGCAAAATCGGAGTCGTTTACGGATCGTTTTGTAAAACTATTATCAGGGTGTAAATAAGGTAAAAGCTCCCGGGAAAATTTCACGACCCGCGCCTCCGTTGAATTTCTTACTTCGCCCGCTTTCGTTCTTGCGAAATTTTGCAAAAAGAAAGCTCCCGGTGTTTCCTTTAGAAAATCGTAACCCCCGGCAAGATCGATCATTTCGCCGCCTTTTTTGCCCGCTCCGATTTTATTCACAAAATCGCTGTAATTTTTTATTCCGGCTGCAAGCGGAAAAACCGCCGTAACGAAGGTGAAAGCAGTTTCGTCAACTGTTGCGATTAATGCCGTAAAGACAAAAACAAGCGCAAACCAGACCCATGATATTTTTTTGTTGTTTTTCATTGGTGTTTATTATTTTTGGTTATAAAATTTATTCACTTTCGTAAGCATTCATTAAACGCCCGTATTTATTTGGATCTAAGTTTTTCAACTCATTCCTTTGCCCGTGTGTCAAACCCGCAAATTCGGCGGCGTCTTTCGTCACTTCGTTTTTCACGTCTTTTGATTCCGCTTCTTTCACGTCTTTGTCGATTTCGGCGTGTGCGGGCGTACCGCTAATTAACCCTTTGAACGTTTCCGAATCCGCTTTGAAAAGGTTTACAATCGCTTCTTTTTCAAGGGCGGTCTTACCCGGGTAATTCTTATTTACGAATTCCAGAGCTTCCGCATTCTTAAAGTTGCTGATTTCAGTTTCTAATGAAATCTTTTTGTCTGTAATTTCCAAAACCTTAGATTTCAATTCAGTGATTTCGCCCGTGGCTTCGTCTCTGAAATTCAGGACGTTATCCAGTTCGGACAATATCGCACTTTCGGACGCCTCCGGGTTTAATCCCAGTTTCTTCGCAATTTCTTTCATGTCTGTATGTATTTGATTTTCAACTTCTTGTATTTCGTATGTAGATACGTTAGTGATTAGCTGCCTGGCCGTTAAATTTTCCCGTATTTCTTTTAAGTTGCTAATTTCAACGATTTTATCGGCAAAACTAAGGCTTACGGCTTCGTTTGCTGACATTTCCGTATTATCTTTCATTATATTTCTGATCCGACTGTCCGAAAGTCCCGTGCAACCCTCGAAAATTGAAATTAAGTCGGTAAAATTATTTTCTAATAAGTTTCTTTCGTCTGATCCGTCCGGTAATTGTTCTATTGTTGTACCGTCTTGATACATAGGCGGATGAAAAAACATTTTGGCGAACTGCATGATAAACCTACGCCCCTTCGACCCGCAAGCGAAGATCCAACCCGCGGCACTATCCGCCCGGCCTTCGTTAATAGTCTCAATAATTCCGCCCTCGTTCTTGAAAATTTGCATTGCCGAAATTATCGTATACGCCCAAATAACAAAACCCCCGCCCGAATTAATACGGATGCGAATCATTTTTCCTTTTACATTTGAGATTTCATTTGCGATATTTTGAGCGTCAAAGCCCTCGATGTCTCCACGTAAAGCCAGTTCAGAAACGTCATTTATATTTTTAATGTACAAGGTTGTTATTTTTGGTGTTAATAATAGTGATTGCAAACATACGAAAATAATTTTAAAAAAAATTAGATTTATTTTGGTATATCCGATTATGTATATATCTTTGCAGACATAACGGAAATGTACGGTGAAACTCAGGATTTGTGTTGCATATAACAGACCCATCTGACGACAAAGCCTATGTTACAAACTTTAATATTCTAATTTACAATAATATGAACAGTAGTATTGAATCTAAAGAGATTGGCGATAAAGTAACTTTTCGCTATAAAGGAAAACGAAAAGTATCAGGCGTAATCAGAAATATTACGTCAAATATATTAACATTAGCCTTACATACTGATTATGTTGGAAAAAATGTATTTTGGGAAATAGGAGAGATAAAACAATCTAATATTAATGA